CATCCAGATATGTGTTTCGGTAACTGGATGGCTTTCTTAGAAGAATACAAATATGGTATAACTATTGAGCTGGCAAACAAAATAATAAACTACGTAAATTATGCTATCTCTTTAGGTGATACCGAAACTGGTGAACTCCTAAAACTCAGAGATAAAGTCCAAGATTGGAGTGTTATGAATGAATATGGAGTTAATCGTACTGGGTATTAATTACTTTATTATCCTACTTATAATCTTCTTAGTTTATAAAGTTGCTAATAAGATAGCCAGCTCATATAAAGAAAAAAATAAAAGAGAATTAGATTTGCTTCAAATGTCTATGTCTACTTCCTTAGAAGAAATGACACAGACTATTGATACATTTATAAATGAATCTATTCAAGAATTTGCAGTTATGAATAATATTCAAGACTCTAAATATATTAATACTGAACTTGAACAAGAGATGCGTCTAGCTGTAATGGAAAGTGTAAGTGGACGTATATCTATCAATCTATTAAATAAGCTTAGACTCTTCTATAAAGAAGATATTATTCCTGACTTGATAGCTAAGAAGATATTCCTAGCTATTACTGCATATACAGCAATCAATAATGCTGGTGCTACAAATAAAAAAAATAAATAATTTTGGAGGATGGGAATATTCCCATCCTCCTTATTATTTTAATCTTCAATATCACTAATAGTAGTTCTGAAGATTTCTACATTATCTGCATCAAAGATAGATGCAGATTTTCCAATATAAATATTTTTGCTTGTAAAACGATTTGCAGCTTTAACTGCATTATCGAAATTACTGAATATACCTTGAGTATAACCAAATTGATCTTTTAGTACAAACATTATTTGTTATCTCCTTTCAAGATATTAATTACATCTGACACAACGATAAATGTAGAAATGAAGCTTGCTGCAATCCAAAGCTTTGGATGTTTCTTAATGGAAGCTTCTACATTGGAAAGTTCGAATTTATGAGTACGTTTTAACATGATATGACTCCTTTCTGCCTTTGTAGGCTTAACTAAATACTATATCATCATATTACCTTAATAATATACAAGTATATATATCCACTATTACAAAATGACAAAAAAGAAAACCACTAGGAGTTAAACTCCTAGTGGATATATTTATACTTTACCATATAATCCCCAAATAAGGGAACCAATATATCTTAATACTTTTTCATTATAGCTAATATCTATTGATTTGATATCTTCTGGATCTAGATCGATATAATAAATGTAGTTAATACTGCATACTCTATATTTAGATTGTAAATTGAATTCTCTATAGTATCCTACATTAAGTTCTCCACTTACATAATCTATATAAGTGGACTTTATAGTATCTACAGCAAGTTGAATATTATTGTTAGCAACCATATTCATTACTTTAAATATCAATGCAATAAGATAGTCTTTATGAAGCTCTATAATATGTGGATCTAATCCGACTATAGTTTCTTTCATACCAAACATATCTTGTTTTGACATTAATACGAATTCACCAACTCTAATAAAGTTATCGTATTCATCTACTTTAAAATTATCATCTTCCAGATCGATATCATTTAATATTAGCTTATAATCGTCAAAATATAAGACATCTTCTTCAGTAATCTTTCTAGGCTCTAGATAGTAAGCCCAGTCGATTTTATCTTTTGAAGTATACTCATAGATAGGATTACCTATGAGTATATCAATCTTAGAATGTCTCATTATTTACTCCAATGCATTTGTATATGTATTCATATCAAATGGATACCAAATCTGTAATGGTTCTAAACTTCTCTTAGCCTCAAGTTTATAATAAGCACTACGTTGCAAATATGCAAGTTGTGCTCCTTGAGGAGAGAAGTCTATATCATCTCGAATGTTTAATACATCATCAATATCATAAATGACTTGTGGATGAATACCATACATTCTTCTGATTACATTACACATCATTTGGGTTACCATATCAGAATATTCATCATTACTTACAATAATGAATATCTCAGAACCATTATAGAATCTATCAATAGCCTTATAGAATTCATAGAATTCTTCTTCAGATTGATTGAATAGAATCTCACTAAAGATATTCTCGAATTCTGGATTATCAATAAGATAACTATAAGTCAGCTTACTGATAAGCTGACTTACATAATTCCATGGATTTCTAGGATAATCTCTAGAAGTTAATTCAGCTACAAAGATATTCTCAGGTAAAGCATCTTGTTGATTCTTTAAATCCCAATAATCTTTATAGTCTCCATATTCTACCATAAGATCTTTATCTAATTTATCTTTATCAGATGGATATAGATAAGCTCTATAGTATTGATATATAGGTTCTGTAGTAAATACAAACTTCATTCTAATCACCCATTAATGCTGGAGTTAAATTTGGATCTTCTGACTTAACAGCCATAATATTTTGGAATGCTTTATCTTGTAACTCTACAGGTACTTCTTCATCAATCTTGATATTCTTACTCAAGAGATAAGAGTTAACTGTATTTCTATCAAATGAAGTATTAGCCATATATCTAACATAGCTTTGTTCATTGATATATCCATATTGGAATAGATTGGTTACTGCATTTCCAATACTAAATATAGATGGCACAAATGAAACCAAACTAGGTCCATTATAAGTCATCTGTAATTGTAATGCTGTAGCAAATACACTCATAAGAATATCCATGAATGGAATACTATCTTTACTCCATTCTTCATCAGTTGTATATACAACTACATTTTTAGCATGTAATGCTGCACCAACTAAGAAGATATTCATAATAATATCTACTTGGTTAAGATATGATGCATAAGCTTCTTTGAATGCATCTTCACCATAATCAACATAGACTGATACTACATTGAATGGTGGAAGTAACACAGGAAGCTTAACTACATTCGGATTCTGTAATAGAACTGCTGGAGCATGTTCAGTTACAAGAATCACTCTAGTACCTGGATCAACACTAGCCTGAGCAGCTAGTGTTGGATCATTGGTAAATGTAATTCCATTCATTAGAATCACCTCTTAATAACGATCACTTGTTGACATGCGACGACGACGAACTTTAGGTTGTTCTTCTTCATCTTCGTCTTCAAATTCTGCTTCGATATCTAATTTGATATTTAAGATAATAGTAGCAGCAGAAGCTAACTCATCAGCTAATGCTTTACGGAAATCACCTACACGTACTTCATTATCTTTCTTGATATCGGAATCAATATAAGCATAGAATACTTCTGGTAAAAGATCTTCAATACGAATTACTTTATCATCAGAAAGATCTTTTAAGATTCGAGTAAATTGTTTATCTAATTCTAAGATCTCATTATAGCTATAAGCATCTTCAGTACCTACAACGGATTCAATATCTGCTGCAGCTTCACCAATAAATTCACCTAAAGTTTTAATTTGATCAATACTTAACAACATATCTTCTTTCTCCTCTACAGGTTTTTCTTCTACTTTAATGTCAACGACTTTATCATTTTTTACATTCCCAGTTTCCTTAGTTTCAACCACTATAGGATTACTGATAATCGTATTTTGAGGTTTTTTCATGTCCTCAGACAACTTGTCCAGAGCTTTGCTATGCATCGTGTTTTCTAGATCACGAGCTGGTCTTTCAGGCTTTGGAGCAAAGTATTTATTGATACGTTTAGGAGCTGGATTGATTGCTGGAATCTCGATAACTAAATCAGGTTTTTCTTCTTCGAAGTATTCTTCAGCTTTTTCTCTTCTATTATCATCAGCAACTTTACGCATATCTTCATAATGCTTACGAAGTTTTTCTTCACTGGCTACAGATTTAGCTTGTAGTTTAGCTAAATCATCTTTCATCTTATCAATCTCTTCTAAGTCTAATTTAGAAGTGATATCTAATTTGTTTTCTTTTGGTTCATTGACATTGATGTCTTTCTCATATACACCATGATCATTATCCCAATAAAGTTCGCCATTTTTAAAGATTTGAATTTTCATGCTCATATCAATTTCCCTCTTTCTTGAGAACAATGCGATTTTCTTACGACCATCTTTAAATTCAGATGCCATATGAATACCGCCACACTTTAAACATATAATATTGTTAAACCCTGCATCATAATCTAATTCACCTCGACATTGCTCAGTGGTATCTAGATTCAATGTATGAGTACAATATAAAATCTTTGGATCCAATATATACATATCAGCATAGTCCAATAACACTGGACCGAATCCTTTACGTAAACCCCAATTCTTAAATGCTTTAGTACCAAAGTCATCTATGATAAATCTACCTACAATGGTTTCCATTATCTTATAGATGTCTTCACGTACTGACCACATTTGATAGAGGTTTTCAATTGGTACAACTCTTTCGAATATACCAACATTACCATCTTGGCTAATATCAAAACACTTAGCCACAAATGGTTTTAGATACTTTTGGTTAACGATCTCATCTGGGTTGTTTTTAGAACCAGCTCTATCTAATGCTATCTTAATACAAAATGTAGCATTATCATCAAGTGGTTCATAAACAACACGATTTGTACCACAACCAGATCTCTTAAACCCTTTTGGTTTAACAATAGCATCTAACTTCTGGAACTTTTTCTTGAAGGCTTTATCCTTGCGATCAAATATAATCTTCTTAATCAATGCTAATTCATCATCAGTAAAGAAGTCATACACGCAAGGACCTTCAATAGATTCGAATAACTCCTCCAAAGTAGTGAATGTATTCATACTTTGGTATATATCCGCATCATGATACAACCTACTATTGATCTTGGAGTTTTCTAAGTTGCCTGTCAAATCATCCATTATCGTTGACTGCAGTTGCATCCCATGTACCTCCAAGTTCAGGAGCAAAGTATTGTTTAAGTCTAGCTGCTCTATCCATAGCTAAACCATATCTTTCCTTCTGAATTTCCTTTAACGGTCTATCATCGTAAGTTTCAAATTCAGGATCTTTAATCCTGGCACCTTCTGGGAATGGTTTATTAGTAGCTTCCATTTGCTCTAAGATAGAGTTATCGAAGTTTACTCTACGTTTGTTGTAGTTATATCCCATTTCATCAGGTAATGATAATCCAAGAATGCCATTATTCATTGCTTCAGCAAATGCTTGGTTATCATCTAATTCATTCAATAAGTCACTAGTTCTACTGATTCGAGTCTTATGAGCATAATTTTCGATAGCCTCATCGAATTGATTATGATCATAGAATCCACTCAAATCTTTAGGACGACTATGACTAATAGAATATTGATAAGCTGGCATCGCTTCAGAATATGTATCAAATAGATTCATTAAGTTCTTATGCTCACCAGGCTTACGACTATCATTGATCTCTTGTAACTTAGCAGTTAATGGAGACCTCATATTATATACACGAATACGACCATTTGGTCCTACAGCACCTCTACGTGCTTGAGCGTTAAGAATTTGTTCAGTAGTTAATGGAGTTACAGCTGCTGCTCTAGCATTCCTAGCTAACGTTTCTGCACGTTTAGCATATGCTTCGAACTCTTCAGGAGTCAAATCATTAACATCTTTATCACTCACAGGATCATAGTTATTACCACCCATTTGAGGATTTGTACGTTGAACGAAACTATTCCATGTACCATCTGTTTGATAATATGGATTATAGTTTAAGTCATGCATCATACCAAATGGATCTCTATCAACAACTTCATTAGCTTCTTCAGCTGTATAACCTAAATGGTTAAAGCAATCTCTAATCATACTATTAACCATAAACATTTGTTCAGTATATTCATCACGACGATGTTGAGCCTCAGCATTAATCTCCATTTGAGACTTAATTCTATTCATCTCATCATAAATACGAGCATGCTCTGGGTTTAATGGACGACCAGTTTTATCTAACCATTCTTTCTTTTCAATATCAAATTGACAGCCATTTGCTATAAGTTCTTCTACTGTAGTGAAAGTAACCATGTTAGGATTATTTCTTACAGACTGCTCATACTTATAATGCTCATACTTAAGCTTATTAGTATTATACTTTTGAACTTGATAGTTGTATTCAAGAATTTGTTGTTCATATCTATAGAAAGCATCCATAGGATGATTAGGAATATTCATTTGCAATTCTTGAACACGATTGTTGATATTGTTGATTTCTCTTTCCCAACTAGCTCTTACTTGAGGTTGCATGTAAGTCCATTGAGAACAGAGAATAGTGTTGCGTTGGTCAATAAGAGCACGAATTTGATTATATAATGCTTGTTTATTTTCTTCATACCAAGCACCTTTAACGTATTCGTTATACTCATTAGTATATTTAACCATCGCATTATAAGTAGCCAATCTATCTTCATATGGAATAGATTGGTCTTGCATTTCCGCAGAGATATCTCTTGGATATTGCAAGTTAGTTAGGTCATAGATTCTTTTAGGGACTTCCATCAAAGGAATCGTATAACCGAATGGTACATTTAATGCATCTAAATTATACTGACCATTTGGAAGCATTGGAGGTAATCCAATAGCTGCTTGCATTTGATATTGGTCAGCCAAATATGTATTTTGTACCATTTGATTTAGTTCTTCATCAGTTGTTGTATCCACTGTTGGATCAGCTTCTTTAGTTACACCAACCATGAAGTTTTCTAGGTCAGGAATATTAAGACCTTCTTGCTCTTTAAGCTGTTCCATATAAGCAAGATGTCTTCCTGTACCAGAAGATAGAACTGCTGTCCCAGGAGGGAATTGTCTAAACA